AGGTGGCAGAATCTCATCTCTAGAAATGATTTGAGGTTCGTCGTCAACCATGTATATTCCCTCAACAATTGCAATTTCTTTGGGCTTGTTGATTTCCTTATATTTGATCAACTCATTCCGATCCCAAGGACTTAGTTTAAATTGCATGTTTTGTATTGTTTGAGTCGCCCCTAAACTATGAGCAATAAACATATCACTAGTCGCTTGTTTACTGTGCTCTTCTGGCTTGATAACCATTCTTCACTCTCCTTCATTTTCAATATACATAGTATCGCATTATTCAGTAGGATTGTCAAGTACCTTCTTTCCAATTTTGTATAAATCTCATACCATAGTTGTCTACTTTAGGCATCTTACTCAAGTCCACACCGTCTCTCAGTATGGGCTCTTGTGTGAAGCCAGAATAATCTACATGGTGATGAACTCTACCATATTGCCATGATAGTTTAGCAACGTCTGGATGCATATCAACCAACATCTGGGATTTGTTCATTGTCCCAAGCGGATTATACTTGTCCTGATTGACATGCTCCTTATTCTCCTTATGGTAGAACTCCTCTGTATTGCCACCCTTCACGGTTTGCGTAGCACTTTTACCCTGTAGAAACGCATTGAACACTATGGTGCAATCTCCATCTTTGAGAACTCGTAAACAGAGGTCAGTGTCTTCATTATATCTTCCTCTCCAACGATGCTTACACTCATTGTCAATCAGGAGACAGGAGTATATTCTTGTATTCCACACGATAGGTGGGCGCTTCTCATTTGGTGGTAAGAAGAACCTATACCGCAATCCTGCTATCTTTATGTTCTCATACCTATCTACAAAGTCCTCTGGTGCTCTGAAGACAACACCGCTTTCCACTCGAATACGATAGTTCTTGTGTAGTCTGTAGAAGTCATCGATATTGTCATCCAGAACCCAGTGCCGCTTATCACCCTGTGAGATGGAGTGTTCCCAGCACCAGTTTCTTGCTCTTCCAGGCCCGTCACCATGATTGCTGAACGGTAGCACTAGCAACTTGCTCTCACCTACTTCAGCAGCATAGTCATCATGGTCTTGCGGTTCAACAGCAATCTTATATGGAACACCCATACGGTCAAGAGACTTGCGAGTGCCGCCAGTCTTTGCTCTTCCTTTGGATACGATATATATGGGATACTTCGGATTAATCATCTACAACCCACCTCAATAAACGGTTCGGCACCCTATCATCTTTAGGATAGAATATGCTTTTAGTCTTCACTGTAAGCTTCTGCTCTATCAGCTTCTGAAACTTTTCATAATCTTCCGCTGTCTTGAACTTCACTAGCAGTTCCTTGTGATTTGGGTCATCCTCTTGCTCAAACTCTGGCATACCTACCCAGTGCTTCTCCCAAGGCTCCTCATCCTTCACACCAAGAAACTCGCTTAGATTTCCTCTCTTCTCAACTTCCGCTTTCTTACCAACGAAATTATCATAATCATCTGACATGCTATCTCCTCATCCAAAAAAATCTTCTAGTGTTCCTTGCCGACCATCACTACCATCAATGCTCCAGTGCATCTTATCTGTTATGAAACGTAGTGGCTCAATAAAGCTTTTTGTCCATTGTTGAGGTCTATCAATCAGTTCTTCCATGCCAAACTCTGTGGGGAAAGAGGTCATGAACGACAATGCGCTAGATTGATACTTGTTTGGCTCCTTGAGTGCAATGAACTTTACCTTGTCTCCTTCGGCAATATAAGGATACTTACCAGACAGATTGTTCTTCTCCACCAAATGGTTCATGAGTATGGCTCCCTTGGTATGTATAGGGGCACCTTTTTTGAAAAAACCATACTCCACAGTCTCACCGCTTATCAAATCCATAGTGCTTTCAGATGTTGCGCTATACTTCTCAATACCATTACAGCTTCTAGGATATGCAATGTCCTCTGGTGGTAGCTTCATGAACTCCTCTCGAAAATCCTGTATGAACTCATTCAGCGTCTTCTCATCACCACTCATAATAATTTTGAGGGCTTGTTTAATCTTCTCTCGACATGGTGCAGGGGTGCTTGACTTGACCGCCTCGATACCCATAATCTTTAGTTGTGGTTCTTTGAACCGCACACCTTCCATATCATGCACATTGAGGATATACCGTTTCTTGGCAGTCCAGATACCCGTATCTGCGATTGCTTCTCTAGCCATGAACATCTTCTGGTCATATGCATTCATACTCTCAGCAAGAGCTTGATAACTTTTGCCAATAAAAGGTTCCAACTTCTCTTCTGCAAGACGGTCCAAGAAATTGACGATTTCCTCATCTGTTCCTCCCGATTTAAACACTTTCCTAACCAGAAAGTCAAGCGCAACATATATCGAGTCTGTATCACTTGCAATAACATAGTCAACCTTGTCAGTTTTAAGAATTTTGTTAAGATGTATATTGATAGCCTTTTCAATCCATCGTATAGATAACTGACCGCTGCTTGTAATTGCTGTAGCAACCATAAGATCGAAATAGCGAAACCAATTATTACCAATTGCACCGTAAGCGGAATTAAGAGAAATCTTCTTTGCCATTTGGATGTTCTCGTATCGAGATATCTTCTTGAGTAGAGCGGGGTTACCAGTATTTTCATAATCTTGTTTAGCTTCGAGCATAAGTTTTTTATACTTGACACGATCATTGTATACTTTCTCCATTATCTCCGGCAGAAACCCTTTAACATCCTTACGGAAAAATGCACCATTGGGGGTCATGCAATAGTCTTTATGACTTTTAACTTTACCATCAAGGATTTTATCTACCATACCCTCTTTCATCTCACAGCCGGGCACTAGAGTTTCTGGTGAGATATTATACTGCATAATAAGGTGTGGATATAGCGAGTTCAAGTCAAATGACATGACCCACTTGTGCATACCCACTTGAGGGTCTTTCACATATGCACCCTCAAACTTCTCACTCTTCTTATGTTCTTTCTTTTGGGGTATCACCTTCTTCTTCTTGCGAAGGTGGTTGTATATCACATTGTCCCAGTAACGCACTTGTCCCAGAACATCCATATAGTTTACCTTGCCGTCATAGGCCATAGTTAGACACAACTCAATGAGTCGCATCTTGTCCTCTAGCTTGTCAACCAACTCCACATCGGTAATATTGTATTCAATGAATGATTGATAGTCTTTCTGATACCATTCTTTGAATGTCTCAAAGGGATTACCATCCTTCCGCTCACCCAGTTCCACAAATGCAATGTGGTCCAGCGTGTATCGCTCTTGGTTCGTGTATGTAAACTTGCGGTATAGGTCATAGAAGTCTAGTGCCGATACACCCTGTATAGTGTAGACCTGATGCTTGCGTCCCATCTGATAGACTTCTCTGGCAAACACATTATTCCAAGGTGATAGCTTGTGCATGAACTCTTCACCAAATAGGTTGTTGATGCGGTTGCAGATGTAGGGGATATCAAAAAACTCTGTGTTCCAGCCGGTGATAATGTCTGGGTATATCATACGCCACTCATCAAGAAACTTAATGAGCAAGTCACCCTCATCTCTGCACAGGCGATAGTCCACATCGTCACGATTGTTCTGAAACTCATGAAGACCCCAGACAACAATCTTTTTGTTCTGGTGGTTCTTCATTGTGATTGATAGTAGTGGTTCAGCGGCATCCTGTGGATTAGGAAAGCCGTTCTCGCACTCCACCTCAATATCAATGGTCACAATAAGGATTTGGTCCTTGTCCCACGGCACATCATTCGGATACTCATCACTGATATAACAATATGGGTATTGAGTGTTACCAAATACAATGTCTTGATTTTCTCTCTGTTCAACCCAAGCCTTTGCTTCCTTTATTGAGTGAAAGTGTTTAGGAAGAACATGCTGACCATCAAGTGTCTTGTATCCTGTATCCTCTGTGACTTTGTTGAATAGTGTGGGTTCGTAGTTGACCCGCTTGGATACTCTCTGACCATCCTCGACACCTCTGACTAGAAGAGAGTTGCCACGCTGAATAACATTTGTATAGAAGTTCATTATAAAACTTTATCACCTTTGTAGTTTTTTGTCAAGGGTCCAATTGTCACGATTTTTGAAATATGTAAATACCTCTGCGGTTATGCCGGGATTGGTTTTTTCGATTCCTGTAAGGCCAGGATTTGAATTAACTTCTAATACATAAGGTGGTTCTTTCTCTCTATCCTTAGATGGAATTAAATCCACACCAGTAAGAATACCACCAACTGCTTTTGATGCTTTGATTGAGGCCTCTTTTTCTATTTCTGTTAATTCCATTTGTTCTGGTTCTGCACCAAGAGAAACATTACTCCTAAAATCTGATGAACTCTCAATAACATTCCTTTTCATCACAGCAATAATTTCGTCATGCAAAACCATAACTCTTATATCATATTCTAATTCTACAAACTCCTGCACCAATAATGGAATTTTTTTATCTAACATCATCATCATTTGAACAGTTGTATGCAGAGTGCTCATATTATCAATCTTCACCACACCAATACCAGTTTGAGTTCCGTGTGATAATTTAAGTATGACAGGAAAATCACTTTTTAATTCTTTAAATGCTCTTTCTGAATCTTCTGAATGAGTTATACGAACAGTTTTTGGTGTTCTTAATCCAGCGTCCCTTAAATAAACATCTGTCAAATATTTACTACCACATATCCCATAACACTCAAAAGGATTTAAAAGAAAATGATTTCGATGCTCAAGCATCTTGAGCATGTCTATCCAATGTTTCCTATCATTAGGCAAATCTCTATATAAGAATAAAGTATTTTCTTTACCTATTTCTAATGGCTCAGCATATTCTATTTTATCGCCCTTTGAACTTGGCGGAATATATTCACCAGTTTTATCATCTATAGGAAAATAATTTATATAAACCTTACCATTCTTATTTGATAAAAACACTCCATTATAATCTACATAGTATATTTTAATACCAGAAGATTTTGCAGCTTTATTCATAGTATCCATCATACCTAGATGGTCATCTTTTAAAACATCTCTAGATGAATCGCCTGTATGATAAAAACAAACTATTTGGTAAGGTTCGTCCTTGTCCTCTTCCTCTGTGATAAATGACTTGAAGTTTTCCAAGGCTCTATTCCCTCTTTTTACCAATATTGTATTTTGTCTCCAAGGTCCACTCACCCTTCTCTTTGTATGCAAGAACTTTTATTTGACTTAAAGGTGCTGGTTCATGTACCACATCACTCAATATACTAATCAAGCCCCAATCTCGTAAGAGGATTGCAATCGTGTTTCTTCTTGCCATGTCATTGATTGTTATATTTGTCTTCTTACCAT